GCTATGGCATGGGTTAAGATTGCAAGAGAAGTTTACAGACATAAGAGGGATAATTTAGTAGACGGCGCTGGTTATCTTGGAACTGTAGACATGGTCATTACTGAAAGAGAACGCCGTGCCAACAAAGACGTTTGATGGCAACTTAAATGAGGGCGAACCAGTATCTATTGGAATTGACCAATCCCTTACTGGTTTTGCTCTTACTGCTCTTGCAACATCTGACCCAAATCAATATCACACATGGGTATACAAGTCTCCCTACTTTGGAATAGAGCGTCTTGTAGATATACGACAGTTCTTGTTTGACCACTTTGATTACATAACTGAAAAACACGAACTTCAAGACATTGCAATGGAAGGCACAGTTCTTGCCAGCCATTCTGCTCTTGTATTGGGGGAGTTATCTGCTCTTGTAAAACTTACTGTCTATGATTATTTTGACAATAACACTAGATTTCCCTTAATGGTTCCTCCTATGACCTTGAAGAAATACGCAGCAGGTAAAGGAAACGCCAAAAAGCAAGAGATGCTCCTACAGATGTACAAGAGATGGGGCATAGAGTTTAACGACGATAACGCTGCAGATTCATATGCTTTGGCTAGATTGGCAGCAGGCATCTACAAGGACAAGGTAGAGCAGGCTGTAGTTGAGCAAATAAAAGACCCTAAATACAGAGACCAAGCAAGACTTTAGTCTTACCATTTAGTCCTAGGAGTGGCACCACATCGGAACCAAAGGACTAAAAAACGTGTCTACACAAGAACCAGTAATTACTGCTGAAGAACCATTTCTCCGCGTTAGTGCGGGCTCAAATCCTCAATCTGTTGCTTCAGCAATTGCCCATGCAATCTATGACAAACACGAGGTTAAACTTCGTGCCGTAGGTGCTGGCGCAGTAAATCAGGCAGTCAAGGCAATCGCAATCTCTCGTGGCTATGTCGCACCTCGTGGCATGGATTTAACCTGTAAACCAGGCTTTACCACGATTGAAAGCCGCGATGGAGAAATAAGCGCCATCGTATTCGCCATTACAGCGAACTAAAACAGGCTTATCCTTGGGGTAAGCAAGGGAGTTTTACTATGGCAAATTGGTCAGATATGGGATATGCAGTGCGTCGTCGCATGGGCATTCCTTCAAGCCACTCAGAATCGGCAGGTACTATGAAAAATCGCAATATTGACACACCAGAAGAAGTTCTCGCATCTGCAGCACACTCTGCAAGTCCACGTCGTTATGTAGGCATGGATTATTCAGGTGTGACAAATGTTAGCGCAAAGCCTCTTAAAGGCACACTAATGCCTAAGAAAAATACACAGGCTGGCGACCCAATAACTGCAAACAAAGCAAACCGCAAGAATGTTCCTGCAGGTAATGCAGCACAGTCTGAGCGTATGGGTGCACGTTATACCATTGGTGCAAAGTTTCCAGCAGTTTATTCTGCGGAAGCATCTGCAACATTGGCAAACGCAAAAGTTGTGCCTTCAGTTGTTGGACGTCAATCTCCAGACTTTAACTACGGAGCAAAGAGCGGCTACTAAAATGCCAAATTCTGTTGCACAGTTTGGTGACGACGACTCTGGCTTTAACGCTTATAAATCTCCAAGGTTAGACATCGACTCACCTGTATCGTATGGTGCTGCAACTCGTGGAACATACGAATCACGTACTGCGTGGAAAACACGAGACATGAGTCGTGGAGGTCCTCTTCCTTATTCAAAGAGAAGCGCAGGTTCTGTATACAAATTTGATGATGACTCTTCTCCTAATCTTCCACGCTCAGACAAGGGTGTAGGAAGAAATGAGTAGAAATGAAGAGTTTAGCGTCGGCAATAATGTCTCTGTTCCTTTAGCATCTGAAGGCGCTGCTCGTTATGCAAGAGAAGCAGGTCTTAACCGACCTAATCGTTTTGATAATGTAGTTGTTAATACACCTCAAGCAAGAAAAATTGCACAGGAATACCAAGAGGCTCCGTCTTTTGACCCTAAAGCCATTCCTCACTACAAAGCAATGGCAGAAGAAACAAAACGTCAATTTGATTTTATGACTCGTCCTAAAGCAAAAGGTGGACTTGGAGTTGATGTCCAAGTAACACAACATGACCCATATGCAAAAGCCGCTCATATGATGCAAGACGCTGGACAAGGAAGATTTAAAGTTTTTTCTTCAGCATCAACAGGTGGTCACCCATACTTTTCAAATGAAGAGAACGACATGTTTCGTGCAGTACATGACTTTTTTGGTCATGCTGCAACAGGAAGAGGATTTGACCCACATGGCGAAGAGGCTGCCTTTCGGAGTCACCACGCTATGTTCTCTCCTGTGGCTCGACCTGCCATGGCAACGGAAACTCGTGGACAAAACAGTCTTTTAAATTATGGAGATAGAAAAGGCGAGTTCCCAGAACAGAAGGTAGCCGTCCTAAAGTCGTCTGGACTAATAACTCCAATTGGTCGTCGTGCAGAGTTTCTTCGTTCTGCTGTTGAGGCTAAAGCAGCCCACGAAAAAATGTTACGAGGGTTCAAGTCATGACCGTAAAAGCAAAAGTTGATATTAAAACATTAGAATTTATGCTTGATTTACCGCAATCTTTTGTAATAAAAGACATTTCTTTAGATAAAGATACTGCTACTTTAACTATAGATACCTCAGATGAAACTCCTCCTGAGTTTTCCCTTGTGTATGGTTCAGATGAGTACGGAAATGTTGCTTTAACAGGATTTGATGAGGTAACACGTGATTAGTCATGAAGAGTTTGCTAGAAGAGTAAATGAAGACGAGGGTGCTTCTCGTACATTTCGTGGTAAAAAAGAAGTGAAAGGCCCTGGAGTTATGGTCTCTAAAGAGGGTGCAGAAGAAAAAAGCGCACCTCCTTTAACCCCCTCTCAGGCTAGGTCATATTATAAGAAACATGCTCCTGGTGCAGACGCTGCAGAAGCCCATGGTGGTTGGAAACAAGGTGGAATTGTTTTTCAAGATAGTAGTCGTAAATATGAGTCTTTAGAAGATGCACGAGATGCAGGCAGAGTAAACAGACAGATTGCTGGTTGGGATTTAGGAAAGGGCAACGAAGAGCATGGTGTGGACATTCTTCATCCAGAAGGTGGAAATGTTTATTTTGCTAGAGAAATGCCTGGAGTCAATTCTGATTGGAGATGGCGTCAGACTTCTAGAACAACTAGCGAATATGAAAAGTTAGCGCCTAAACCAAAACGAGGAGACAGAGTAAATCTTGCACACGTAAATCGTGGTGCAACAAGAAAGACAAGGACAGGAAAGACTGTTCCTGTTACTTTAAATGAGGTAATGGCAACTATTTCTAAAAATAGAAGAAGGACAGGTATCTGATGCCAACAGGTGCTAATAACTTTTCTGCTAGTCAGAACTGGCAATCACTTGGTGCTGGTGGTTTTTACGGGTACAACAACCAGGGTGGTGCAGGAACTCCTGTAGCCCATGACACTATGGACGCTCTGCGTATTGGTGTTGGCCGTGTTCCTTCTGCAGAATATCCAGACGGATATCTAGGAACGATTCGTTCACGTCGTGATGACAGGTTACTCGATAGTGTAAAGTCTCGTGTTAATCAAAAGGCTTATCAACGCGGTGTTCACAAAGGTGAGCGTATCGAGCCATCGATGTACTTTTGGCCTCAAGAATTTACTTCTGACATGGGAATTATGCGTCAGATGCGTGCAGTACCTGATGCAAGTTCAGGTGCAACTGTTTACCGTGCACCACGCTTTGCACCACAAACACAGTTAACACCTGCGCCACATCTTGTAAACGATGGTAAATCAAATTTGGTTTCTGATGCTCCTGGTCAAATTGATGTTCGTCGCCAAAATATGTTGGCTTATCTGAAACCTGCGTGGCGATAATGGCATATTTTGGAGTTAATGAACATGGTCGTTGGGACAAAAATTTAGCACAAGCACAGTTCCACACTCACGTGCAGAACATACTTGATAAGTATCACACAGCCAGCCCTGAATTAATTAAGGGTGGCTCTGCATGGTATGAACGTGCACATGAGGAAGCAAAAAAGATTGGTGGTGGTGACGTTCGCAAAGGTGCAGGAATTATTGCTGCATTATCTCCTTTAAATGATTGGGATAGAAACGTTGCTGAAGCACATGAATTGCGCAAAACAGGGGGCGTATCAGGCGCTCTTCTTCCACAGAATGTAGAAAAAGCCAGACGCATTCACAGTGGAGAAGACCCTCACGATGTA